CTCCAAATGGTCCAAAGACTATTGGAGAACTTATTGTTGGAGAGTATGTTTGCACTCCAGATGGTAAATCTGCAAAGGTATTGGCTATTTACCCACAAGGCATTAAAGATGTATATCGTGTAAATTTTTCTGATGGAACATATGCCGAATGTGGTGCTGATCATCTTTGGGCTATAAAAACTAAAGATCAAAAAGAATTTGTTGTGCGTCAATTAAAAGATTTTATGGACAACATTTATTATAAATCAGGAAAGACTCCAAAATACTCTATTCCATTAACAGCACCAGTTTCATTTAATAGAACAACAAAAGAAATATCTTCTTATGTGATGGGATTATTTATTGGTGCTGGTATTTTTGGAAAAAAAACATATGTAAAAATTGAAAATAATTTTGATGTTGAAGGTGAATTTCAAGTTGAGGATTTGCAATATTTGAAATGGGATAGCGAAAACAATACAATAAATGCCATTAATCCAAATCCTTTTGTAAAGTTAGGACTTAACAATATATCAAATAACAAAAAGTTTATTCCACCAAAATATCTTTATGATGATGCATATAGCCGTGTAAGGTTACTCAATGGAATATTAAAAGTAGCTGGACATTTAACTAAAAACAAAAGTCTTACGATTACAGTTTCTAGTCAAAGACTAGCTAAAGATTTAGTTACATTAGTACAATCTTTGGGCGGTATTGGCAATTATTCTGTTCATGCGAACAAACTATCAAATAAATATGTTTGTATATTGCAGTTAGATATTTTGCGTAAAAGAGAAAGAAAATTTGAACGAAAGATAGAATCTATAAAGAATGTAAGAAAAGAAGAATCTGTTTGTATAACTGTAGATACTCCAGAAGGATTATATCTAACTAATAACTTTGTTGTTACTCATAATACTTTGACATCACTTTCTTTTGCAGCACAATGTCAAAAGCCTGAGAATGGTGGTAGACATGTGTATTATCTAAACATTGAAGGTCGGCTCAAGTCTATGAATCTTAAAGGCATTCAAGGCTTAGACCTCAGTAAAATGACAGTTTATAGATCTACGCAGGAAAAGATTCTTACTGCCAAAGATTATCTTAATTTAGCTTTTAAAGCGATTAATACCCACCCAGGTAGTTTGATCATCATTGATAGTGTTTCAGCCTTATGCGATGAAAAAGAGATGGATGAAGGTATAGGATATGAAAATAGAGGCGCTGGAAATAAACTCTTTGCTGGTTTTTGTCGTCAAGCAGCCAATATAGTACCTGTACAAAATTGCATTGTTTGGGCGATTATGCATTTGGCTCAGTCTCAAGGCATGTTTGGCGGTTTTATCGAGAAAGGCTCAAAAGCATTGCAGTATCAAGCTGATGTTCAGATGAGAGTAAAATATGATAAAGCTTGGAATGTTGGGGTTGAAGGTAAAGAAAAACAAATTGGGCAGCAAGTACATTGGCTTATAGAATCTTGTGCTTTGGGTTCACCAGGAATGGAAGTAGATAGTTATATTAGATATGGAGTTGGGATTGATAATACTTACGAGGCCATTAATCTTGGTTGTCAACTTGGATTAATTAATAAAGCTGGCGCATGGATGACATTAGAGTATATGCAAAGACATTTAGATTTACTTGGAGTTAAGGAATGGGATGATGTTGCAATTAAAATGGTTAAAACGCAAGGCGCTGAAAAACTATACAAATTGCTTTTAGATCATCCAAAATGGGTTAATGCATTAGAAAACGAAATTAAGGCAATGCTGTCGTGAAAATAAAAGGTTTAGACGGAAAGAAATATTCTTGGTCATTTTATGGACAAATGCCAGATATTAGCGATGAAAGAAAAAGATCTTCTCTACATATTAGAGCAAGAAATTTACTTAAGTCATTATATCCAGTAGACAGAATACTTGAAGAAGTACATTTGCCAGGATCTGGAAATCTTTACGCTGACTTTTGGTTGCCATTAAGAAATAAAATAATTGAAGTTCATGGAGAACAACATTACAAATTTATACCATTTTTTCATGGAACTCAGCTAAATTTTTTATCATCAAAAGCAAATGATAATAATAAGAAGGAATGGTGTTCTGTTAACGGAATAATACTTGTGGAGTTGCCTTACAATGAGTCAGACGAACAATGGAAGTCAAGAATCCAATCTAACTGAAGAACAAAAAATTGACTTAGCTTTAGAAAAGTATGAACTGACTATAGGGCTAACACCAATACCTTCAGATAAAAACTTTCCTTGTATAAAGTATTTATATCTTTCGCAAGAAGAGTTATCTAAAATGAGCGCCGAACAATGTTCTGAAGCTTGTGTTTTATTGAACAGTTTTTCATTTCATATAACAAGAATTATAAATAAAGAAAAAACAAAGATTAGATGGTGCAATGAAAGAATACTTAGTGCTGTAGCTAACAATTTAGCAGAATATAGATATTTTTCTCCAGATGAAAGAATAGCACTTTGCGTAAAAGATAATGATTATGCTAAAAAAATTAGAAAACTTTCTGGATTAATACAGGCTAGGATAGATAGGATTGAATATTTACCAATAAGAATTGAAAAGGTTTCAGAATCTTTAGCGAATCTTTCTTATGTAAAAAGGAGAAACAATGAGTCTCGTTGATAATTTAAAAAATGCAGTCGAAAATAATGACTGGTCTTTAGTTTTAAAAGCATTATATGAACTAACTGGAGATAATTCTTATTTAGACTCAAATAAAAAAAAGAGTGAAAAAAAACAAAAAACAATTAGTGACGATAAAAAAGAAAAAATGGAAAACAAATTTGTTGATGATATTTCTTTAGAATCACACTTAATACAAAAAAATCCTAGACGAACAGAAAAAACATACAGAAAACCATTTTCGGAAAAAGACTTTTATACAAATGCAAAGTGTTCTAGTTGTGGTACAGAAGTTAAAGTTCCAGTAGAAGAACAAAGATTTAGAAAAATGGATTCTGAATCTTCTGATTTTACATGTATTAAATGCATTAGGAAAATTAGATGACTACCGATGTAGCAGCAGAAAGAGTTGTTTTATCCGGTCTTTTTCAAAAAGGATATGATTGTTACATAGAAATATGTGACATTATTGATGAAAACTCTTTTTCTACAGTTGAAAATGCAGCAATATTTAAATGCTTAAAACATATAGTTTCTGAAAAAGGTTCTGTAGCTGATATACCATCATTAATATCTGCATCTAACAGCCTAAATATTTCTAAACTGTTACAAACTACAGAACAAGTAAAGTATATAAGATCCATATCTTCTTTCCCTGTAGAAATTTCAAATACAAGAAAAGCTGCTGCCAAATTAAAAAAATTACAAATAGCAAAAAATCTTTCTGTTACACTTTCTACATGCTCTAAAAAACTAGAAACTATAACTGGCGATGAACCAATAACAGAAATTATTTCTATTGCTGAATCTACAGTATTAGATCAAACATTTAAAATCTCTAATGCTGATGATCCATCACCAAAACCCATAAGTGAAGGTATTGATCAATATATTGAATACTTAGAAAATAATCCCATATCTCAATTGGGCATATCTTCTGGTTTTAAAACATACGATAGGGCAATAGGCGGAGGATTAAGGCCAGGAACGGTTAATTTAATTGGCGCAAGAATGAAAACAGGAAAATCATTCTTTGCCGATAATGTCGCATTAAATGTTGCAAATGATGGAATACCAGTATTAATGCTTGATACTGAAATGACAGAAAAAGATCATTGGCACAGGCTATTAGCTTCTTTAGCTAATGTTAAAATAGAAGAAATCGAAAGTGGATCTCTATTTAATGACCACCAAAAAAAATTAAGGCTTTATCAGGCTAGAGAAAAATTAAAAAGCATACCATTTCAATATAAAACAATAGCCGGAAAAAGTTTTGATGAAGTTATAAGTATGGCAAGAAGATGGGTAATTAAAGATGTTGGTTTGGACGATTCTGGAAAAGCAAAACCATGTCTAATAATTTTAGATTATATTAAGCTGATGAGTGATGACTCTATATCAAAAAATATAGCTGAGTATCAAGCTCTTGGTTTCTTGATGACAAACTTACATAATTTTATGGTTCAATATGGTGTTGCTTGTCTTGCATTTACTCAATTAAATAGAGACGGAATAACAAGAGAAGATACTGATGTTGCATCTGGTTCAGACAGAATTCTTTGGTTATGCAGCAATTTTTCAATCTACAAAAGAAAAACGGAAGAAGAAATGGCAGATGAAAGTGTCGCCGAAGACAATATCAGATATAATCTTAAGCTAATACCTGTTGTTGCTAGACATGGAAAAGGTATTGATGCTGGAGATTATATAAACATTTTTGGTAATTATGAATATGGAAAAATAGTTGAGGGTCCAACAAGAAATGAATTTTATAAAGTTAGAACTGCAAGAATAAACTCTGGATTTGAAACTGGAGAAATTAATGGCAATGAATTTTAATGAATTGAATAATTATATTTGCGAAAACATAGAAGAAGTCTTATCTAAATTTGACATTGATTTAAAAAGCAATGGTTCTTTTTATGTCGGTCCATGCCCAATACATGGAGGAGATAACAGAACTGCTTTCAATATTTTTGTTGATGGTCATACACGCATAGGAAATTGGATTTGTCATACACATCATTGCGAAGAGCATTTTGTTAATAATGCAATAGGATTTATA